ATCATAGCATTCATTCCAGCATTCGATCTCAATCTTGTAAAAGGATTAAACTCAGGATGCTCCCATTGCTCTTCAAACTCAGGGTGAATAAATTTTTCCGATGGAAAGTCACTGGCTTCAATCTCTTCGGTTATCTTGTCATCTATAGCAACAAGATAGTCAGGCTCAAAGTCTCTGTAAAGAGCGTTACAGCCATAGATCTTACCATAAGGCTTCAATTGCTCGAGATCAAAACCTTCACGTGACTTTCCATTTCCAATTACAAATGCTCTGCTCATGACCAGCCTTTCGTTTCTTCTGGGAAAGCCTCCGTAACAAGTTTCTTAGTAACAGACTTGAATGGTAGCTTCTTGGACTTGGCAGCCAATAGAAGTTTAGCATCAAGAGGATCGACAGCTTCAAGGAATTCAATAAACATCGTCTCACGTCTAAGAGGTTTCATTGCATTGCCTTGGGGCGTGTTGACAAAGTACTGAAGACGACGTGCATCAGCTTTCAACACGTGTTGAAGGTCTGCCTCCTTTGGTGAAGGGTTGTATGGGGGATTACCTTCTGGAAGCAGCCATTGCCATGCTTTGTCGTATGCAAGCTCTATGACAATCTTGAGTGCTTGGGATTCTTTCGAATATTGTTGCAGTAACAAAACTTTTTTTGCTTTAGCTTTTTCTTTGTCTACTGCTTCTAACATTTCGTATACACTCATGTTAAAACTCATTTATGTTCTCCATTAAGTTGTTCAACTTATTTTGTACGAAGTAGTTAAATAACTTACTTCTATCATTTATATCATAATCAGCAAACGTGCGTTCAATTTTATTTCGTAGTTCATTTGGAATCATTCTAAGATCAACAAGCTGTCTGTTTCTCAACCAGTTACGCTTGTGTTCGTCTTTTCTGAAGAGATCACTTTCTTCAACATGATCAATATCTACACTTGCAAGCTCTGATATCATATTCCTACGAATAGGCTTCTGACGCCCACCGTTAACAAACACACCGTCAGCTGACATTATATTGGGTATACCGTCACTACGATCACCTTTAATTATGTGTTCTCTTAAATACAGCTTTGGATTTTCATGTCGTACGAACTTCTTGAGTACAGGGCTATACTGTTCAACATTGTCATACGCGTGAAGCTGAACAAAATCTTTGTCGCTAGAAAGAATTAATATCTTTTCATCGCGTTCATAACCAACAATAGTACCAATAATGTCATCAGCTTCAGCACCTTCAATTATTATTGTACGATAGGGAAATACATCAATAAGCTCTTGTCTCACTTTATCGAGGACAGTAAACATTGTGTTCCAGTCAACACCAGAGGCCTGTCTATCTTTCTTACGACCATCTTTGTAGTACGGGAAGACTTCTTTGCGCCAGTATCGTTTACTGTCACAGCATATAACGAGCTCGCCATATTTTTCGTGGAACTTTGTACGGTAGTACCTCAGTGCATTGAGGATCATGTGACGTAACATTCCCTCTTCAAGAGGGATGTTTGTGTGATTACCAACTTGCATCATGAAATTGCCAATCACTATTTGATTGAAATCAACGAGTATCATAATATTCTCCAAATGTTATTTCACCTATCAGTATACGTGAAACACATCACAAAATCAACTGTCTGGCCAGTCCTCCAGTAGTCGTTGGAGATTGGGTTTTATTTGTTGTAGGGGATGGTTAAGTCCTGCTGACTGAAGAAGACACGACCGTAGAGCTTCCATGGCAAAGCTAAAATGTTCTACAAACTCATAATTGTCTACGTCAAATCCTTGCAATTCAAGATATGATATAAGCTCGTGCTGACATATGAGTGCAACGTCATCTATCTGTGAATATCTAATCGCTTTGTTTTGTTGATGAGCTTCAAGATTTTTCTTCCTTAGCTCTTCAATATCTGACGTTGTAGCGTTTTCTGGAAACTTATATATGTTTGACATAAAGTTATTTATGTCAGGCTTAACACTTCTCATTTTCACCTACCATACCTATGTCATTGTAATATGTATTTTTGTGTCTTTTCATAAGACCAACTTTCTTACCCTGGTGATAGTAAGCTGGAGCATAACAGCGATATGTTACAGGGTTGTTTCTTTCAGGGCCCCAGAACAAGTCTAACCACACACTGGTTCTTAAATATGTTTCCATATTGTTAATATATTTTTCCGCAGCTAGTTTCTTAGCAAGCGCTTTCTTATCTCCATGCTTGTACTGCTTATGAAATTCTTCTTTCTTCGCCTTCCACAATGTGATCCACTCTTTAACGTTTTTGTGTGACCAATTGTCATCATCAGGCAACGCCAGAACATCTGGGTGAACATTCTTGTAAGCAGGAGGATTATTTTTTGCGCGTTTCTCTCTAGCAGCTGCTAGACGTTCAGCTGCGGCCTGCTTCTGTTCTGGAGTGAGTGCTCTTTTTTTACGCTTTCTTTGCGAGGATGCCACGGATTAGATTCTCCCATTCTCTTACTCTCTGATCCCAGCTGTAGAACGAGTCAGCATATATCTTCTGAGCGTTCAACCTTGGAGCTACACTTTCTGGTCTAGATTGTATAATGTCAACAGTATGACTCAAAGCATTCGCAAAGACGTTCGCATGCTGTTGGACATCTTCATGCCATTGATATGTCAAACCAAAGTTAGCCGTTGTTTCAGGTAATGCAGCATACTCTGGGCACACAATAGCACATCCAGCACTCATAGCTTCCATGGCAGCTATGCAAGACGTTTCCTGCCAGATAGAAGGGTAAGCAAATATGTGAGCTTCTTTTAATGCTTCACGTACAACATCGTTTGGTTGGTAACCATGATATGTCATATTAGGGTTTTGCTTAACTCTTTCAAACAATTCGAGGTAAGGTTCATCTCTTTGAGGCCAGCCATATGCAGCAAATGAAGAATACACATCGAGATGAAAGTTAGTGTGGTGGTTTTCAAGCCACTCAACTACAGGTACAAGTATCTCCAATCCCCTATGAGGTGTTGTGTGATATATCATACGAACAGTACCATCGTTAGGTTTGTTGACCCGTTCGAAAGGTTCTATAGCATTCTTGAATATCATTGATTCGGAATGTGGTACGCCCATAGCCAAATGATATGCATTGAACTGCCAATGTGATACAAACACCAACTTAGCAAATCTCTTACGTGACTCTTCTTCACGCAAGTGTACTGCTTCGGGGTCATTGAATAGATCATGCAACCAAAGAATAGAGGGACGATGTGTGTCAACATCTCTTACTCTGGAACATATAATTTGAACTTCGTCTCTGATGTCGGCAGGCAACCTGTCATAGAGACCATACTTCATCATTTCAGTACCACCCATAGCATCTTTAGACAATTCGTCTACGGTAACGCCATCAGTGCTTTCTCCAAGACTGAAACCTACGTCATCTGCCTGAGGTTCAGAGTCTAAAACAGTAAGTTGTGTTGCCATTTGTCACCCATTTTATCTTCAAATAAAAGAAACAACTCTTGCTCCATGTCGCGTGCTTCAACTTCCCAAGGTACATCATAAAAGTTATCATCACCAACATCAATTATATCATCATGCCAAATATGACGATGAGATGGTTTATATCTTTCTTTCAGCTCACCTTTAACATATTGCTTTAGGTGTACCATCTCATGAGCTATTGTTTTTATCAACTCAATGCCACTCAAGTTTTTGTTTAGCTCTATTGTGAATTCTCTTGGATTTATGTTATTGTCTTCCCAGCTACAAAATCCATGTGCATGGCCAAGATCCTTCACAACGACAGAAAGCTCAAGAACTTCAACTGTACGACGATGGAGAAGAGTTGTTGCAAAAAAATGAAACGCATCGGAGATAAACTCTCTGTCGCATTTCTTCCTAATACCTGTTAGTTCAAAAAACATAAGATAATTATCTTATACTTTGATGTCTAAATCAACTATAAAAGTTGACGCTGTAACCATCCTGTGTTAATTAACCTTTCAACAAACTGTGGTACTTCTGATTCTCTTAAAGTCAGCGATTGAACATTGGAACCATTAGTTTCAGTTACGGTGGTCACACCTCCTTGAAAACCTGTGTCAATCTTTATTGTTTTATTTGTTTCTGGATGGTAGTATTCAGTCATAAATCTCTCCAGTATGATGCTTCTACGTTTCTTGTCAAATCAGATTTTTTACTCTTGCCTTCATACTTAGGATCGCCTTTCATATGATCCATATACTCACCAAGCACACTGTTGATAAAAACATGATCATAATTCTTACCCCAAGGGCTAAGATTGTTGTTAGTAATCTCATGAAAATCTTCAAATGATCTGCGCAACGAATCAAACACAAAGCTGTCGTGCCACTGAGATAACCGAAAGACATTGTCTGTAGTGTAAAGTTTTTTCCAACTTTCCATGAAGTTACTGTTGCATTCGTGGTTGACGTTATAGATGACAAAACCGCATTCACTATAATTGTTCTCTCTACCGAGATATGTCAGGTATGCCTCTGGCTTTACTAACGACTCAAGGAATTCATGAGTGACAGACGTATGTGTAAATGTATCTGCATCTAACCATATAACATAGTCAGCTAAAGACGTAGTACAAGCATTAATTATGCTAAATGTCTTATATGAAAATCGTACTGCACCAAGATGAAGCTCTTTTGGATTTTGATGGTCCTTCCTATCTTTGTTACGATTTACAAACTTCATAAGCTCAGGTTCAAGATGCACTAAATTATATTTCTTGTAATGTAAACTGTCTGGAATAACAAGATTGTCTTCTGTGTATATTCTCAATTTCACATCTTCAGGCCACTTATGGATGTAACTTAGCAGCATCTTATGACCAATGTTGTCATAATACTATTGGTTCATTGTTGTTACTACTTCAAATCTCATCACAATTTTCCTTGCTCACGCAGCTGAGCTCTAATTTTTGTAGCGCTGATGTTGTGAATATTATCACCGAGGTCATGTTCTGTGAACGTGTATCCAACACCGCGACCATAGCTAATGTCAACAATGTTAGGAACCTTCATTATAACATATTCTTCTTCATAAGTGAAACCAGCTTCTGCTAACCCAGCTTTGATATTCTCTACCACAGCATCATAATCAAAAGGATTGTCATTTTGGTTACCGGTCCGGCCTCCCCCAGCATCCTGTCCAACAACACCACCAACATCACGAATCATGATTGCTACTTGTCCAGTTT